CTGCGCTTTGTATGCTGATCTGCTCTGTACGGATCTCCTCTACTCTGGCTTGAGCTACATAGCCCTCTTTGAGCATTTTTAACTCACGCTCAGTTTGCATCTGAGCCAACTGTAGTTCATGCGCCTTATCAGACTTATCTTGAAAATAGTCCATTAACTTTGGCAGACCACCAGCCAAAAACGATACGAGAGTAGTAAGTAAAGTAAACATCAGAAAGCTCCTAGAATAAACTTTAGCCACAGAGTTACTACCAATGCGGCAACAAAACAATAAAATTGCACCCTTCTAACTGCCTTTAAATCATGTTGGTATTCTTCGTTGTTTTTGCGTTCCATGTTCTCAATGTCTAATTTAATTTTAAGTAACGCATCCCACTCTTTAGCACCATACTGCTTTACAAACCTAATCTTTAAATCAGCCTCCTCATCGGAGATTTGTTTCTTTCGCTTCCACTCGTCTAAAGCCTTGATTAAGGCTCGTTCCTTTTTAAGTTCTGCTTCACGGGCTGCTCGTACTCTTTCTTGCGCCCTTTCTTTAGCTAAATCTGTTGCATCCTTTTGTATGTTTTCAATCTGTTTAGAAACAGACTTACCAGCCTCTCTAGCAGAATCTAATCCGCTACTTAGCCCTTTTACTCCATCAGACAGCCCAAGTAAATCTGACACATCACTTGCCAATAAAGTAATGTGTTACAAATCCTACAAAAGTAGAGAAAGCAGATACCACCATCATCCCAGCAAAGAGGCCGCCCTTGGATTTATTAGCTAACGATAATAACTCCTCCATGCCACTTTCTAATTTATCTATTTTCTTTTCCATAGCATCTACTTGAGCTACAAGTTGTCCGTATTTAAAGAGGTCGATTTCTGTAGACATGATTATGATTTCATAATGTATGCAAGTGCATAGTATGGAGGCAGGTTAGCGCCTGTAGCTGTCGATCCTGTAGAGTTAATCGTAATGCCTGTTGATGCTGTCTGTGTGATTCCATCTGAAGTTGGGCCAGCACCGCTATTGTCGCCAACATACGCTGTATTAGCTCCGCCTAAAGAGCCTAAAAACCTAGTCAAACCATGTGCGTGACCTGAGTCGTTAATAGTGTGGGTATGAGCTACCAGCGTTGCATCGGTTTGACCGCCTGTAGCGCCAACTGCATATCCGTTTCCTGCGCCAACAACAAATCGATCTCGCAAATCAGGAGTTCCGCTAGAACCGTTACATAATACCCAACCAAGTGGAATATTAGCAATAGAGCCAGACCATAGCAAAATTACGCCAGCAGGAATAATATCTCTAACAAAAGCTGTTGTAGCAATTTGTGTACTGATGGTTGCTGGGTTTGCATTAGGCGCTGTTGGAGTACCAGTAAATGTACTGGTACTAGAAAATACAACTGCACCAGTAAATGTAGATGTACCTGTAACTGCTAAGTTTCCACCAACAGTAAAACTATCGCCTGCTGCGCCTGTCTGTTGATCTTTTAGCTGGCTCATTAATTCACGAATAGCATTGTTAATACCAGAAGGAGCGCAGCCCTCCGCAATATTAATACCATCTATGTCTGTATTATTAGCTGGTGTGCTATCAAATTCCGAAATCTTAGTCTTTGGCATTTTTAACCTTTATGCAAAATTTATCTATTGCTTTATCAATTGTAATTGGTCATATTTCTTATGCAATGTTTGGATTATATGGAGCAATAATTACTCTCCTAATAATCCTCTTAATTGCATATCTTCTCTTTCTCTTAGCATATCGGCAGCAATATTACCGCTTGCAATGCCAACAGGCGCACCATACATACTCCGTAAAGCAGGAGCAGTTACCCCCCTAGTTGCTTGAAATGCTTGCATTGCGCCTCTTGCTGGCTTTAGTACACCACCAGCAGCAGTAATTGCTGCGCCAGTACCAACATCACCACCTAGCGCACTTATAATTCCAACGCCCTTAAATATATCTTCTCCAAGTCGTGCAATTTCATAACCAGTTTTAGATGGGTTTGTTGCCTCTGCTGGAGTTAATGTTTTGCTAATTGCAGACCTAAATTGTCTTAAAGACTTTACTTGTTCTGGAGTAAATATTTCGTTTGCTAATGCAGATCCACGACCAAGAATAAGCTCATCTACCTCACCAACAATTTTGCTTGCTGGTTTAATATTTCCTTGTGTATCTTGTACAAGTCTTAAATAAGCTGCCCTTCTGAACTCATCAAACTCTGGCGATTTTTCACCAAAAATTTCTTTGAATTTTTTAGCAGTTCTTACGGCTGTTTGGTTATCGCCTAACTTTGCTGCGCCAAACAAATAATTCATTGTTTCTACTGGCGTTAAATCTTTGCTAACAATTTTGTCAATAACCTTTTGAGCATCTACATCGGGAGCTTTAGGGTCTATTTTAAATTTACTAAAATAATCTCTTGATAACGCTCGTGCATCTTTTAATTTATTTAATTGATCTAAATCGCCACTAGCAAGACCTTTTGTGATTGTGTCATCTAGCCAATCATCAAATTGTTTTGTAAGCATAGTTACAGCGTTTCTATCAGCATCATTTGCTGCTGCTTTGTAATATTGACCGAGTGTTCTTCTAGTAGATTCTAAAGACTTTAAATTAATTTGAGATACATTTGCTTTGTCTATTTTTGGAATAATATTTACAAGTGAACTATACGCATTTGATGCAGCAGGCGTTAATTCTTTATTAAGAATAAAATCACCTTCTTTAATAACATCAGAAATCTTACTTGTTAATGTAGATGTTGTTTCTGTTGGTATAGCCAAAGTCCTTAAATCTGTTTCATTGTAGGCTTTTGATACCGCACCTTTGAGTTCTTTTTGCTTGGCTCTTAATGTTTCAAACAACATCCCACCAGCCTCGGTTTGCGTTGCGACTGTAGATGCTGGAGCAATTTCTTCACCGATAGCCGTTGCCCTTTGACCAACAGCAGCCTTTTGTCCTTCCTCAAACTTCTGCATAATCTTTTGAGCAATGCCGCCTCTAGCACCTTGGCGCATAGCTTCTTCTTTTGCAATTTGGCGAACATCTCCAGTAGCTTGACCAGTTGTTAGTGGGATGCCTCCAGCCTCGGCAGACCTTGCTGCGCCAGTTACTCTTTCAGCCTCTTTAGCAAAAGATGATCCCAAGTTTTTGTAAGCAGAAATAATAACTTCTTGTCCTTTTGACCCAAAATCATTAATGTTGATTCCAGCTTTTTTTAATTCATCTGCAAATTGAGTAGATATATTTCCACTAGCATTTAATACTGGTTTTCTATTTCTAATAAATGTTGTAAGAGCATCGCCAACTAATTGACCGCCACCACCAAATGCAGCATCTAATGCAATTTTAGTTGTATCAATTTGCTGTTCTGACCCTAGTAATTGCGCTCCTATTTCTTTTCCAGTTGAAATAGCACCACTAGCAAGACTAGCAATTCCTAATCTTGTAGCTACATTTTTTGCCATTGATGCAAATTTTCCAACTGGTAAAAATGCAAGCAAATCACCACCAAAACCAATAGCATCTACAGGGGATAGTCCAGTCTTATTCGTATAGAATGGCTTTCCACCAATTACAACATAAGGGTTTCCTTGAGCATCTTCACCGCCTTGTGAGCCTTCTACAGACTTTAAAACAATGTCTTGTAATGCTCTTGGGTCTGTTGTTGATAAAGTTCCAAGAAACATCTTAAAACTTTCCATAGGGCCTACCATAGCACTTGTAATCTCTGGAGTTTGTGCTGTTGGTACTGGGAGCTGTGGCAAGCCTAAGTCTACATTACTAGACGGACTAGGAACTTTCTTTTCTTGATCTTCAAACGGATTGCCTTGAACGGCTGTAAGAGTAACCATTAATCGCTCACCTTGTAGTATTGATCGCCACGCTGAATATAATACGCACCATCTTTTGCTTTTGTAGCTTTTGCTTGTTTACCACCAATGGTTACAAAAATGTAATCTGGCTTTGCAATTGATTCAAAAGGATTTTTAATTTGATTTGGATCTGCGCCAAACGATTTAGAAAATGATCTGTAAGTATCTACATCTGATTGAACGGATTTGGAATAGCTATTAACCATGCTATATGCTGTAGAAATTACATTATCTCGCTCTTGCTCTGTGAGAGTTCCACCACGACCAATTCTATCTGCCAAACCAACAACGGATTGTGGAATACTACGCTTACCTTTAATCGTTGCAATATCTCCCTGCTGAACAGCACCAGCAGGATCATAAATTTTTGCAAGGCCATAAATTAAAGTAGAGTCTGTCGCTGGGTTTGCTTTATCTTTATGCGCCTCTACCATTGCGTTGTACCTTCTTCCTACTTCTCTAAAGTCTTTAATTTGAGTATTAAAATCTTTAACATTCTCAGACTGCGCTTTAGCAACAGCAGTAGGATCAGATACATTAATTTTTGGAGATTTGTTTACATCAGAAGAAGTAATATAAGTTGCTACTCTAGCCCTATCTTCATCTGTGAACATATCGGGAGTCTTTAACCTTCCACTTGCATCTTTAATGCCAAGAGTTTGTATTGCCTCTTTTACTGGCGGAGAAATATCAGAGAATTTCATGGTGCTGCCACCAGCAATAAGGCCAGACTCTTTTAACGCAGTTGTAGCATCAGCAGCAGCTTTTACTTGGTCAATATATCCTCTAGACATTAAATCAGGAATGATTTTTGTCATGTCAAAAGATGCTGGAGTGTTTACTACAGCAGGGCCTATTTCTGATGGGAGAGCAATTTGTTTTTCTGGAGTATATGCGCTTGCATATAACTGTCTTAACTGTTGCGCCTCTTTTTGCTTACGCACTAACTCTTGAACTTGAGTGGCCTTAAGCATATTTTGTAACGCAGAATCTACTTGGCCTGTATAGCCTTGATTAAAGCCTTGTAGTGCATTACTAAAGCCACTACCCTGTGGCATCATAGATGGTGCGCCAGCCTGTGCAAATGCTCTACCTGCGCCTAATAATCCAGATGCAAGCGATTGAAGGCGTAAAGATGACATATCATCTTCTGATAATAGGCCTTCATAGTATGATGGAATTATTGCCATGTTTGCCTCAGATTAAAGATATTCTAGGTTGCTTAGATTGTTGCTCTCTATCTTGCAATAAAGAGAGTAGCGCAGTAGTTGTGTCTACCGCTTGACCTCTACGCCTTATTGCCTCTAATTGAGCCATTCTATTTTGTTCTGCTTGTTGGGCGTTGCTTTGTTGTTGCATATCAGCACCACTTTGAGTAAGTTGGCTTAATGCCTTCTGCTGAGATTGTTTCTTTAACATATCTGTTAATGTTGTCCCAGATGCTTGTTTAGCAAGTCCTTCTTGACGATATAAACCTTGCTCTGTATTGCCAAGCAATCTATCTAGGTAACTTGCGTTGCCAGCATCTACACCTTGTGATTGTGCAAGCATATTTAGGTATTCTGGGGTATAAGATGACATTGGTAATTGAAAAGCCTCTTGGCCAGCAAATGAACCAGCATCTAAACCAAGGTTAGATAAAAGACTATTCATGCCACCAGAGCCGCCAGCAGTAGAACCAGTTGAACCCAAAGCCTCCATAGCATAAGGCGCACCAAAGTAAGTAGCTACCAAAGCAGCAGGCGCACCCCATCCAGAATCAAACGGCATCTCTCGTTTCATAAACTGGTCAGCATCAGCACCTACATTGCCAATACCCTTGAAAAGATCATCTAAGAAACTTAAGTTCATTTAAATGCACCATATAGTTGTGCGCCTACACCACCAAGACCCAGCAAGTTTCCAAATGCTTGTTGGCTTGGGTTAGAGTAGATAGGCTGAGTAGAGGTAGAAATACCACCGCTAGGTGCGCCATATACGCCACTTAGGAATGATTGCAGTTTAGCTTGTGGAAGATTTTGCTCGTAGTTATAACGATTAATTTGGTCTTGCAATGCAGTCTGCTCGTAACCTTCTCTGCCTTGTCCGATTGCTAATAAACGCTGAATATCTCCGTAATCTGCCTCTGCCATGCTAGGTGCAGCAGCAGTAGCAGCAACTTGTCTGCCTCGCTCGTCTGCATAATTCTGATAGGCTAACTTGCCAGCAACATCGGTAAGCGCATTAGCAAAGGTGCTGCCAGCACGATCTGTCAATTGACCATAAGCACCAGATCCATAGCGACCAGCACTAGAAGCCTTAGAAGTTACATTTTGAATAGCATCATAATACGATTGTTGGGCAGCCCTTGCAGCAGGATTAAATGCGCCTTGAAAGAAAGGGTTTCCACCTAAGTATTGACCCTGTACATTAGCCAAGTTCTCAGCCTGTGCTGCTCTTAGTAATGGACTACCAGCCATAGCTCTTTGCTCACCAGCTTGTAGCGCAGATGTAGTAGTCGCTGATGGGCTTACATAGGTTTGATTTGGAAAGTAAGATGGGCCTTGTGTTTCATATAATCGTCTTGCCTCACCTAAACCAAATTCTACATAAGGCTTGAGCATTGGGTCAATTTCGTTGCGAGTGGTAGTAGTTCTATCTTGAACCTGTTGTCCACCACCACCGCCAAATATGCCGCCAACTACATTTCCTATTGCAGACATTTTAAATTTCCTTTATCCATTTTCTAGGTTTAAACCCTAATTTTTTACCTACCGCATCCCATCCTCTACGATGAGATTCAAAAGTTACTGTCTTTGCTCCACCAGCATTTGCTATATCTAATATAGCTTGCCAACATGGATCAAGATTATGCTCAAAATAAGCACACCATATATGTAGATTATCGCCTTGGGGTTGCAGAACCGAAAAGCCTACTAATCGGTTGTCCTGCATAAAAGCCCATAAAAGAGCCTTGTTATTGAAACATTCTACATATACATCCTCAGGAATCCATCCCTCAGGAGATTTACTTAAAATCTTTAATAAACCTTTTCTAACATAATCCCAGTACAGCCTCAAATCTTCTGGTTTTACATAGATTTTTTGCATAGCATAATTTTACCTACAATTATCATATTTGTGGTATTTATCCAACAACAACATAACCATAAGTTTTACCAGCTACTACATTGGCTGCATGAGTAATAGTTGCGCTACCATTGGATTGAGAGCTTGCATAAACAGTAGTCGAAAAAGCATCAGCCGTTTTAGGAACTAAGATAATGACAGAATCTCTGCTTATTCTAGGGTCGCTCAAAGTAGTAGTAGTAGATCCACCTACTGCCAATGTAATAGTCCCAGTATTGTTGGTCTTGCCATCCATCATTCCATTGACGATCTCGGCTACAGCTCGTTGATCGCCACCAGCAGGAGGTAGTCTGCGAAACATTATCTGCCGCCTTGTGGGATTAAATCAATCTCTACACCAGCAGCCGTTTTCCAGTTAGCTCCACTAGGGTAAACCCTTACTCTATGGTATTTCCCACCAGAGCGCAGAGATGCCCTATTCTCGCTGTCTGCTGCTACGGCAGTATCAAAGCTAGGAACTTCACTTAACAACGCTCTAGAGGCTACAGCAACGCTTGCAGAGCCATTATCTACCTTTGGCTTGGCTAACATAATGATTGACTGATTGCCGTTGCCTATATCGCCTGTAGTTACATACCCAGACTTATTAGCCCCAGTAAAAGTAACAATTTTGGTATCTTTTACGCCAGCTAGAACAAACTTACCACCAGCCCATAAACGGCTATCAAAAGAGGTTTCAATAGTTTCCATTGTTCCAAAGGTGTCTAGGCCTTCTAGCGTTACACCAGCTTGTGCTGCGCTACCTAAAAAACTAGAGTCTGTATCTGCTGTAGACCATTTTTTAGTTTGGAAGTTATAAATCATCAATCGCTTTTGAGAAAAAATATCTGTGTATTGCCAGATGACTAACTTACGGATTACATCAATTGTAGAACTCATCTCATTTAACTTAGATTGATCTACAAAGTTAAAGAAGTAACGATCTACTTTTTCTGCGCCAATAGGCGTAACTGTCTGCCCATCACATACATAGAATCCATCGTCTGATAGGAAGAATGTAAGGTTTCCAAACTGCGCTATTGAGTTTGATTCATAACACCCAATATTCTTTGCAATGGTATCAAACTGAAAGAATAGTGGAGCGCCTACATAAGTCATCCTAGAGATTGCTCTTTCTAACAATACTAGGCCATACTCTCCACCAGTAAGACCACGAATATCGCCACCATCAGGAAGAACTTGGCTATCAGATTGACTTGTAGCACTAGCAGTCCAATCCGTTTCATCGTTAATATCTGACCAATAGACTTCGTTTTCTTCGCCAGCAGTATTAGCGGCTACTACAAAATCCCGTACTGTGGTCACGAACTTAGCAGTAGGAGCAGCAGCAGCTAGATCTGCAAACAAAGATGAGCTGCCTAGATTCCATACTTGTAGTTTTGCTACTCCGTTGGCAGCAATAAGGGATGGCCCAAACTGGGTAAACATCCAGCGATTTGAGCCTGTGTAGTTACCAGACTTGCTAACATTGTCCATACTCAAGTCGGTAGAGTCGAACTTGTATAGCTTAGTAAAGCTGCCAGCAAACAATGTAGAAGTGCCGCCATACTTAGTAACAAATACATTATTAAGATTTGTATCGGCTGCTGCTGATAAGTCTACTGTATCTGGGAACGGGCCATAACCTATTGCTTGTGGGATAACATTAAACGCATCTTGTATAGATCCAGTTATCCCAGCTTGGTCTGGTAGCCATTCGCCAAATTCTACTATTGAGGTAGCCATGTGTTACTTCCTGTATTTTTGTCTGTCCAAGTGTTACTTGAAACATTTGTTGCTGTCCAAGTATTACTATCTACTGTTTTATTTGTCCAATTGTTTCCTGTAACGGATGCTGCTGTCCAAGTATTAGCGCCAACAGCAGAGTTAAACCATTCTTCTCCAATTCTGTAGCCAATAGCAATTATAGAGGCTATGCCTGTAATTGAGCAGTTTGCAGAGAATATTGCATTGCCGTTTGCATCTACTGTACCAACGCCAATTAACGAACCATTACCAGCAACAACAATACCGCCTAATCCTGTAATAGTTCCAACGCCAATAACATCACCAGCAGCGTTTTGTATCCGAATGGCTACAGCATCTACTGTACCAATTCCGTTAATAGAAACTATGCCATTTTGTACTCTGATGCCTAGAGCTGATGTAGTTCCAACTCCGTTAATTGATCCAATGCCAGATAGGATTGCAATTGGAGAGCCATTAACTGTGCCTATGCCATTAACAGATCCAGCTCCATCCGTAGCCAATACATCGCCTACTGCATAGATATAATCCCAGTATCCATAGACTACATATTGATCTGCGTAAGCCATTAAATCAATATCTCGTTCTTAATGTTTTTTGGTTTCATTCTAGGCCCAGCTAATTTCTTGCCAGTTAGTTGAAACTTCATCCCATTTATATGCTTTGCCATCTGTAGGATATGGTTTTGGAGATTCCCATTCCCATGAAACATTATTTAATGTCCAAGATGGGTATGGTTTAGCTGGGTAAAATACATTGTTTACAGGGTCGTATGTGTATCCAATACCAGCATTGGTTGTTTGTACCCATGTTCCATCTAATGTGTTTACAAACTCTTGAGATGCTGCAATAACATCTACAACAGTATTGTTTCGTAATTTGGCAAAATAACTCATGCTGTAAATGTCCCACTAGAAGTAAATGTATGAATAGTAAATCCATTAGCAGATGTAATAGTTCCCCCTGTCCCTCTTTGTGCGCCAAAATAAGAAACAATAATTATTCCAGAACCGCCATTACCACCAGATATCATATCACCACCACCACCGCCACCACCGCCAGTATTGGCGCTTGCATTTGATCCTACTGTATTATTACCGCCTAATGCTCCACCTCCAGCGCCACCATTACCACCGCTTACTGAAGTTACCCCACCGCCACCGCCACCACCATAATAGGCGTATGTGCCACTTATTTTAGATAACAATCCATTACCGCCATTACCGCCTGATCCATTTGTACCATTTATTCCAGCGCCACCTGCGCCACCGCCACCTCCACCACCATAAGATGCAGCAGCAGTAAAAGACGATGCACCGCTAAAGCCTTGACCAGCAGTACCAGCACCAAAAGCATTTGATGTAAACGCTGAGCCACCGCCAGATCCACCAGTAGTTACTCCTCCGCCATTTAAACCCATTCCATTACCACCACCAATAGCAGTTAAGCTAAATCCAGTAGAGTTTGCTCCAACAGTTCCATTTACTCCTGATGCACCGCCTGTACCGCCTGCTCCTACTACAAGGCTATATCCTGTCCCAACAGTAGCATTAACAAATCCATTAAGTACACCACCAGCACCTCCACCGCCACCAACTCGGCCTCCACCTCCACCACCACCAGCAACAATTAAGTATTCAACGCTATAAGTTGTAGAAGTGCCAGTAAATTGGATTACAGTCCAAGTGCTACCAATGTAAGACTCTAAAGCTCCGATTGTAGAGTTATATCCTGTTTGCCCTGCGCTTGGAGAAGATGGTCTACCAGCAGTAGTCCATGAAGAAAATGTAGCGCCATTTGTTCCGTCAATAATAAATGGCATTATTTAACTCCTAATAATTCTTTTAATTCATTAACAGTTAAACCTACTGATGCTAGTTTTTCTGATGGAGTTAAAGGTGTTGGGGATGGGATAGATGCTTGTTGTTCTGCAATTAAAATATCAGCTTCTTCTTGTGTAATAGCTGTTTTATCACCTATTAAATTATCTTGTGAGCCGTCAAGCTCATAAGCAAAAACAATATTGTTAGAATCTTTAAATAATTTCATCGTGTTTCTATCCATTGTTGTAATGTAGGTGTTCCATTCATATTAACAACATAAGTTGCACTAGGTGGAACAACTAAAACTACTGAATAATAAGTTCCTGCTGTAGGGCTTGCAGAACCTTGAATGCCTGTTCCGCTAATTGAGCAAAGAGTAATTGGGCTAGATACTGAATTTGAAATAGAAGCATAAACAACAATAGTATTAGTTGTTGAATTTGTATAAGTAGTACCTAACGCTCTACTTCCTGTATAAGCCGCAGTAGTTTGCCCTTGACCAATAACTTGATTAGTTAAAGGAATTGTTCCTGTGGAATTAGGAACAGTAATAGTGTTAGCACCAGCTTGAGTTTGAAAAGCTAGATTACCAGTAGTATCGCCACTAATTGCTATTGCAGTTCCAGCAGAAGTACCAGCAGAAATAATAGATGCCATTATGCTAGTTCCTCATCTGTTGGTCTAGCTAGTGTAGGATGTTCCCATTTAGCAATGTAATCTCCTTTGCCGTCTGAATTATTTTGAAGTTGAATTGTTCCACTCCAAGGCAAAAAATCATTGATAGTTAAATTTGGGTAAATGGAAATAATTTTTTCAAACATTATGCACTCCGAATTAATGTAGCAGTAAAGTGTGTATATTCATTACCAAGAGTATTTACAGCACTACTGCTAAATGCCCAAACTTCAACATAATCTGTACTGCCATTAAAGTACATTATTCCCGAAGCAGAAGATGCCGCTTGTGATTGTCCAGCAATATTTATTGCTGTTCCACTTTTTGAGGCTGTTGATCCAGCGCTATGATTTAATATCGTAAATAATATTGATACTGTAGAATTAACAAAAACAGTTCCATTAACTTGATAATATCCAGCAACAGTTGGAGTAAAACGACTAGAAGCAAAATTATTGTTTGTATCAAATAGCTCTTGGTCAAACAAAACTTTTGTAGTTGTTCCTGCCGATAAAGCGCTTGCTGCGCTTTGATAAGCGCTAAACGCTGGCATATTACCGCTAACCATTACTGTACCAGCAGCAGCAGGAAGATTGATTGTATTAGTTCCAGCTACAGCAGGAGCAGCTAAAGTAATAGCTCCACTTGTATCGCCTGAGATTACGACTGAGCTCATAAAATCACCAATCTTTCGCCAGATGGCACAGTAACCGTAACTCCGCTATTAACTGTAATAGGGCCTACAGTAGATGCCGACTTACCACTTGTAAGTGTATAGCTAGTAGTTACAATTCTAGAATTTTCTTGGAATACTGTATCGCCACCAGCACCAGTAGCACCGCCACCGATAGACCCCCAAGCAGATGTGTAGCCTTCAAAGCTACCAGTAGAATTGTTATAGCGAATCATGCCAGCAGCAGGAGAACCGCTACGCTGCCCTGTAGTACCAGATGGTAGCTTTACTTGTCCTGTGCCTGTAAACGATCCATCGCCTGTAGATGTTAATGAAGTTACCGTAGCAGCTCTAGCAGTAGTAGCCCCAATTGTCATATTGTCAATTGTTCCTACATTGGTAGGCGCTATTTCTAGTGCGCCTGTGCCGCTAGGTTTAATGTGTACATGACCAGTACCAGTAGGGCTAATGTCAATTTGTGCGTTTGCACCATTAATATTTGTAGCTACAGCAATAGTGACATTATCGCCACCACCAGCGCCCATGCTTATTTGGGTAGTCCCAGCAGAGTTCTTAAGTGCCAATCCAGCAGAACTTCCAGCCTGTACAGATGGCGTAGTTAGCGCAGTAATAGTTAGCGCAGCAACAGTATTTCCAGACTGAATTTTGTCTGTATTTAGATTATTAAAGTTAGCATCTACCTCGTTATGAGTAAGAGGCGATCCCTTACCACTTCTGGTAACTATCGTAGACATGGTTTAAGCTAAAGTAACTGATACGCTAGATGTAGCAAACTTAAATACATCTCCGCTTGCAATTGTCTTAGATGCAGTAAGCGCACCGTAGTACAGCATATTCCCAGTCGTTAAGGCATCAAAGATTGCAAAGTGAGTAATCGTTCCCCATGAGCCTGTAGCTTGGTCAAACTCAACAGCAGCAGCAGAGTTAGTTGTTACTCCGTTAGAAGGAGCAGCAAAAGTAATTGCCTTACGAGCATAGCCGCTACCAGTACATTCTGTGCCTGATCCTGCATCTGTTGGATCAGATGTAAACAATGCCGCATAGACTACGGCAGGCGATGTGTATGTTGTGTTGCGTAGAGTAGCGTTAATTAATGCGTTCTCTAGGTAGTTTGAGATTGCAGACATGATAATCCTATCGTGAAGTTAATTGCATTGTTAGTGGTACTCCAGCGTACTCTGAGCTTTCGTCTGATCCGTTAATATCAGAAGTTGCTCTATCGTATAAGGTAGCCCAAGTCTGTACTCTGGCATCGTTCATAAGATAAGGCTCTGCCTCTGCTAAAGATGCGTAAAGCAAAGCATCTGGGAAGTTAGCTAGATAGTCATTTGTAGCTACACTTGTAGATAGTGGTGTTGGCTTGTAGTAATAAAGCATCTCTACAACATAAGCAGAATCAGGCTGTGGAGCGAATTGGATTTCATTGCCAATAATGGTGTAGTACACAGGCAGACCAGACTCACCAGCTCTAGCATTACGAGAGAATAAAGAAGGAGATAAATAACTAATTGTGTTTCTTGGATTGCCCTGCGTAAATATATCTCGCATCTCTAAGAAGTCTGTAGGCAGGCCCACAGTAGAATCACCAGCCGTCATTGTTGCTGTAGCAACTTTAAGGGTCTGGCGAGTACGGATCTCTCTTGCTAAGCGAATCTCTGCAAAAGTAATAAAGTCTGGAATGACAGCAGTTAAATCGGATCGACCTAAATAGTTAGCTATTGAAGTCTTTAGTTCTGTGTATGTTGCAAAGCCCATTAGGACACCTCAATATTATGCCAGCCGTATGTGTAATTACCTATGTGGCCTATCTCCAAACTGAGATCGTGATCCACATAAGTGTCTATTCCTGCATCTTTCGCTTTAATGCAAAAGTAAATATCTTCGCCTAATAACTTTCCATTTGGCAATTGCTCAAAGTAAAAGTAAGGCTTTTCCATCTTTTTAAATACAGAGTTTTTAATGAGAATGACACCGCATCCAATGGCATCTACCTTCTCTATTCCTTTTTTAACATTGGAATAGACAGGCAGCCAAGATACAGAACCATCTTCCTCATAATTAATGTTCTTGGCAGTAGGCTTTACTGGCTCTGAGCGAGTAGTAGCATTAACGCCAACAATGTCCTTATTATGCTTTAAAAGGCGAACAAGCGCATCTTTTGGGAAACGCATATCAGCATCAATAAACATTAGGTAATCACATCGCTCGTTAATAATAGAGTCTACTAACGCATTACGCTGATCGAATATTAATGTGCCTGTAGATGTATACAGATTAATATCGTGCTTTGTATTTTTTGCTGTGTAATTAACTAATGCAGATAAATCAAACGATGTGGATATTTCTATTTGTCCCCTTGCTGGAACGCAGATACCTATCCTCATACTGTGCCACCCCTAGTACGAAATACTCTGTTATCAGGGTTATTTAACCACTTTACTAGGGCCTTCTGGTCTAGTATGTGGTAGCCACGCATTATGCCTTCTTTGTTGAGAGTGTTAATAATCTCAGCAGGCAATGAAGCAATTTTATTTTTAGGGTCATATACACTATCACCCCAGCCTGTTTTACCACTTCTAGCATTAAACTGCTCTTTCGTATGTTCGGTAAAGTCTGTTAAATCTACTTCTGATTTAATAATAATTCCACCATCACCATCTGCGTATGCAGTACGGATAACTCCATCTACTACACCGAGGTTTCCTCGTTTACCGAGATCAGACATAAACTCTCCTAGAAAAAGGGGATCAGTTTCCCAATCCCCTTATTCTACATTACTTATGACAGATCGAAAACACCGCCATGTGCAGCCTCGTTACGAACTTCCAAGGTGAACTCAGCCAAGATTTGTGTCTTTTCTGCATCACCAACACGAGCTAACTCGTTGGTCTGGAATGGGCGTAAGAAAGCCAATGCTGCATACTCAGGATCGAGGATGAGGGCATCACGAGTACGCATGAAACGATCTGGAACAATGGAGATAACGCCAAAGTCGCTCTGGTACAGATCAGCACCAGCCAAGATTGTTGCTTGACCAGATGTAGGCACTTGGTAACGCTGTGCTGCCAAACCAGTAAAGCCTGATACTGTTTGCTTTTGTGTTGGGCTAACAAACAGAGTTGAAGGTGTACCGCCATTAGTAAATACAGATGCGATAACAGTCTTGAGCATTGCCTCTGTAAAGGTACGAGTTGTACCATCTGTACGAGTAGAAACGCCAACAGTTACAGGGTCTACACCAGTTGTAGCAGTACCGTTCTTGCTTGTGTTGCTTTTAATGTATGAGAGCAAAGCGCCCAATTTACGAGCAGTAGAAGCATTACCAGCAGTTTGACCTTGGTTAGCTGTGATGATGGTTTCCATGTCACGCTTGATCTCTGAGGATACTTTAGCCAATTGATAAGCCTTCTCAGACTTACGACCTGCTTTGTCTACGGCCTCTAAAGTGCCAGAAACCATAACTGTCTTACCAACGATTTGGGTATAGTTACCCAAACGAGTTGTAGGAGAAACAGTAATGTCATCTGCCGTTGCGCCTTCAACTAATGCGTTAGCAGTAGTATTAGCTGCCAAAGAGTCAGTCTGCCACTCATGATAAACAGCAGTAGCCTTAGTCTTGCCAATAGAACTCATGATGGGCGTATCTGTTGGCGAAATCGAATAGATGACATCCGAAAGATCTTCCCTGTTTCCGATTGATTGATATACCTGATATGTTGCCATGATTTTAATTCCTTAAATAAATTGTTCAAAAAGTTTTGCTGCATCAGCCTTCTTGCCTGTCTTTTGGAGGCGAGTAAACTGCTTTTTCATCTGTTCATTCTGTGAACTACTAGGGTTAGAAGTTCCAGACTTTAATACCTTTGGCGCATCCTGTACCTTCTTGACGGCTGCACCCTTATTTCCTGATAGCTTTTCGTACATCATTGCGTTATACAGGGTCTTAACTGCTCTGGGGTCATACACTTGAGCTAGTTCTTGGTCGCTAAATCCGATTGATTTTGCATAAGTACGAATGTCCCTACGCACAATTTCAGCTTTAGCGGCATCCCTAAACTCTGGAATCGCCTCTTTCAGTTGTTCCGTTGCCTCTGCAAGATGTTTCTGTAATGCTTGCTGTCTGTCGTTTTCTTGCTGTTGGGCCAGATTTCGTCTTTCAGCTTGTACGGCTTGAAGTTGCTTTTCCTTCTCACTACGCTCCGCTACCGCTATCGCATAACCAATAGGGTCGGTTTCTTTTAGCTCTTGCAAGTTCTCTACGCTGCTTTGGCTTTGTAGAACACTCTCAATGGCCTCAAGGCGTTGTGCGTAAAGATCACGCATCTTCTTGGATTCTTCAACTAATCCTCTTTCGGCCTCTACAGCCTTACGAGTTTCAGCCAAAGCCTGAGTCTTTTTGGTATAGTCTGCTGTCCTACTGTAGCCACTTAGGAGTTCATCCTCTGAAACTTCGACTTCTTCATTGCCAACTTTGACTCTGAATGTCTTAGCCTTGGGAGTTTCATCCTCATACTCTACAGTTTCTTCCGCACTTTCATCTTCGTAGGATTCGTCTGAATCCGATACTTCCGATTCTTCAGATTGCGATTGAGCTTGCGCTTTCTCCTCTGGTGAATCCATCATAGACAAAAATGCGTTAGCCGCATCGTTTACTGTATTAACACTTCCCTCTACAGGATTGGTGTTTTCACTCATGTTGTTTACCTTTTAAGGTGGTTATAAAATCTTCCAGCGTTTCTCTGCAATTTGCTTATCATCAGCTAATGCTTGGATTGTCGCTATAAATTCATCCATCACTTTAAGTTTGAGAAAGTTCTTTTCTCGCACTTCTACATCATTTTCATTGCTATCAAATATGTTGTTACGATACAACACTTTTTGACTTTCGACAAGTTCTAGGAAGAACTCATCCGACAAATACGCTCTGGCTCGTTCTGACTTGTTATAGGACATTAGGGATATTAGCCGTTGGTGATAATTTTGCGCCTAGTTGCAATGCCTTTAACTGAGCCTCGTATTCAAATTCTTGTTTCTTAAGGGCCATAGTCATCTCAAACTCTTGCTGCTTGAGCCTGATCTGAGCCTCTGCCTTAACTTGGGCAATCTGTATATCGTTCTCAGCCTTGGCGTTATCTGCTGCCATCTTAGCCTGCATCTGCGCTACATAAGCCTCCATTGCTGGATCTTGTTGTTGCTGTTGCTGCTGTTGGCCTTGCATCTCCATTTGTTGCTCTTGCTCTGGGGTAATCTCCATAAAGAACTCGTTAGAGTCCTTAAAGCCAGCAGCCTCAATAAACCGACCTAGGGTTTGCCTGTAGTTTGACAGGCTTACCAATGGGTTATTAATGCCAGCAGTCTTGAGGATTTCCTCTTGCTTGCCCAGAACCATAGCAATCATCGCCATCTGCTCTTGCTTGTTGCCTGTGCCTAATCCGACATTGATAGATATGTCAAACCCATTAGTCCACTCTCTAGGATCAATGGATACATACTTACCACGCAGGCGCACAATACGCTCTTTATCTTGGTACTTGCACAGCAATTGTAGAATCTTTTGGAACAAGTCTTTTACGCCTGTTTCAGCAAAGATCCTAGCGATCAGCTCTACCTTGCCTGCTGCGCTGCTCTGCATCATGGCTACTGCTGTTGCTGTGCTATTTTGCAGCACATCTGGACTGAGGCCACTCATCTGGTCGGATACACCAGTTCGCTTGGCTTGCACAGAATCCAAGTATTCCAATAGTGGGAATGATTGGCTTGCAGTAGGTGGTACTGTCAATGGGATAATGGCTTGTGTATTCTTCATACGCACGATGCCATTAGCTGTAACGGTTAATAGATCATCTAGGTTTACTTGACCTTCAACTACGCCCATTCTAGGGCTGTTGGTCATGTAGAGATTGTCTAGGATCTGGCGAGTTACTGTAGATTTAATGAGCTGTAGATCTACTGCTCTATCTGCCAGA